AGCACCATAACCACCAGATGAGTTTGAAAATATTACATATTCACCATTAGCATAACCTAAACCTGGTGTAACAACTTCAATTGGTCCTAAAATGCCAAGTGAACCTAGTTTACCGACAATCTTTAAAGAACCAGTATTTGCATCTGTTGTATCGTAAATAGATTCTGCTTGAATAGAAGGCACAGTAATATAACCACCGCCACCGTTGTTTACGATAACAGAACTGATTGGAAAAGTTGACAATCCAACAAATGTAAACGCATTTGCTAAAGAACAATCTGCATTCGCAACAGTATTAGCCGGGAAAAAAGTGTACATTTCTTCTATTCGTTTAAGCCTTGCAGCATTAGAAATGTAATCTGTTGGTATCAGTAAAACGTCTGTCTGTCCGGATGGATCAACAGAACCTACGTTAGCAATTGCACCAGTTCCACCACCACCTGTAAATGAAATGATAGTATTTGGGTCCGCTCTATAGCCATGTGAGCCATTCAATACTTCAACCGCACGTATAGAACCTGAGGTGATTTCTTGAACAACAGCTTCTGCGCCAATGCCGTTTGCAGTGTTTAAACCATCATAAAATACAACTGGGTCACCTTCTCTATAAAGTTGTCCTCTTCTTCTTGAATTTATCTGAAGTGATGCAATCGAACCAATGATTTTTGATCTTAATACTGTAGCGCCTGGTGTATTTGAACTAACAACTTGACTATCTTTGAAATACAAAGTTTGATTGTTGTTATCAACAACACGTATTGTTTCACCTGACTGAAATAGTCTTTCAATATTTGAAATGTAAAGTTCGATTCTTCTACCTGAAAGAATGCCTCTTTCTACAGTAGCAATTGATTTCGTTGTCTCACCAAAAATACGAAGATTACTTATAGATAAAAATTGAGTATCTTCAGTATCTAATTTTAGACTTCGTGATACATACCATTTACCGTCTGATGCTTTGAAAACAACTTCTCTTGTAGCAAATAATTCAACGTCCGAATTGTAAAGTGCTCTGAAAAGAAACTGATAAGATGCTGGTGTGCCTTTAGACTTGTATAAATTTCTTGCAATCTTTACAAGTTTAGCCTTATCTGCTAAAGCATCTACTGGAAAATTAGGTAAAAAATCGTTGACATAGTAATCAATAAACTTATTATAAGAATCGCCTGGTTCTACAAAATCAATATTGCTATAATTCAATAGATTTTGAGTGCCATATACGACACCCTGTTTGTTACCACCAATATTTTGTTGTTCTAACCATTCATAATATGCCTGAAGAAACGAAACAAACGTTTGATAATTTTCTTCAGACCTAATAAATTCAGGTAACTGATACGGTACTTTTAATGAAGTTTTATTGATTGTTGTCATTATTGTGCTATGATATTTACAGTAACGGCATCCGGATCAAATTCATTGAGTGATATGATTCTACTTCTTGAAGAAGATACTAATGTAGAATCTGGTACCGCTGAAATACTAAACTCACCTAAATCATTATTTATTTCTATTGGCGCGAAGTCAGTGAGTGTTACTATTCCTGTATCATAGTTAATTGTACCTGCATTATTATTTAAAATAGTTTTCTTACTGTTTTCGTAGTAGTAAGTTCTTAATGTGCCTATTGAACCTTGAAGAACTGCTGCACCAAATCCTAAAGCACCAAAAGTGTCACCTGGTGCGTTTGTTATTTCAACTATTGCCTGTGTGTAATTAATTCCAGGATCTGTCACAACAATGTTCACGATTCTTCCAGCAGAAATTACAGCATATGCTTGTGCGCCTGTTCCATCACCTCTGATTGTAACTATTGGTGCTCTGATGTATGAGAAACCTGGATTTAATATGTTTATACTTAAAACACCACCAACTGTAGTAGGAACTTCTTCGAAGAAGATACCTTTTCTGATCAGTGAAGCAGAATTTGCATCGTATGCGCTGAAATCAGGAGAACTTGTGAAACCTGCGTTGAAAAAATTTCTTTTAAGTTTGCTACCAAAATTGAATTGATATGTTGTTTTAGTATTCAAAGCAGGATAAAATTTCTTTTCAACTCTAATTTCTGATTCGCTTGTAATGATAGATTGATTTGTATTCTGTATTGTAGAAGTCAATTCATTTTGTTTAAATGTGGAGTTGAAAGTATTGAGTGTGTTTTCACCAAAGTTCCGAATTGCTGTTGTGACTTGATCTTTTAACTGACTACCTGACAATGTTGTTCTTCTGGCGTCATAAAGAACATTGCTTTTTATTTTAATAAACGTATAGTCTGGATCTACAATTGTAGGCGTTATAGTAATCACACTAATTGGTTTGATAATTTCTTCAATAATTCTTTCTTTTTGTGTTGATGTTAGAGTCAATGCACCTGCTGGTTTAATTGCACAAAATAATTGACCGTAAATAGGTGGATCATTTTCCTCACCACCCCAAACAGAAACAGAATCGATAGGGAAATTACTAGTATTATTTTGAATCAGATAGATATAATCTTCTTTAGTAACCGCTCGTTGTTGTGCAGCAAAAGCTTTAGGTGCAGAGTATTTAATAGAATCGATTGTTTCTCTGTCTGCTCCGATTGTTGCGGCTGAAACGCCTTGTGTAACAGTGTTTGAGAAGCCTGAAACTGATTGTGTGATAGTAAAAGAGTTGGCACCAAAAGCACTAGTTCCGCTTGTTGATATGTATGATACGTTAACAATGTTATTATTGATAAGAGACTTGCCTAAGATATTATCTCCGAAATATATTTCGTAGTTACCATTCATTCCCTCTTGTAAGAAATATACTTTGCTTAAAGGTGTAAGGTTTATGAAATCAGTTGCTAGTGTGTATGCTTCGTATGTTGTATTAGATGAAGAATCTTGTACTAAAACTAAAAGTGTGCTTGTATCGATGTTCGAATCTGGAATTTCAAAAATTTGTTTAGGATTTGTTGCTGAATTATAAGTAAAACTGAATGATGAGGGAATACCTTGTGCAATTTCAATGTTTTGAAAAAGTGCTGTATTTGCTGATACATTTACTGTTGTAGAATCTGTTGTAACGAACGTGTAATTTACATCATCGATTGGTTCAGAGATAAAAGTGGTAAATTTTGGAAGAGTTAATGTTGACGTGTTTACTTGATTTACTGTTAAATTGATACGTGCTTTTGGTGCAACTGCTGATCTAGGCGTATAATTTAAGAGTTTAGCGTGTGATACGACAGAATTTCTTTGAATTGAAGAATCGAGAAACATCTCATTTGCAACCATATTTAAATAGTATGCATTATACTGTGTGTTGTATGCAAGTAAGTCAATTAGAACGGAAAGAGCAGAGCCTTCAAAGTTGTAATCTTTGAGTGTATCTTGTTGTTGTAAGAAAGATTTTAAACTGTTCTTAATAGAACCGAAATCAAGATTTGTAATTTGTAGACCTGAATTTGCTGTTGCCATTATCGTGTTCTCTTAAGCATTAAACCGATTTCGGTTGGTTGAGTATTATTTCCTATAAAAAATGACAAAGACACATCATATGCATTTTTATCTTCTCTTGCAATCACTGTTACTCTAGATAATTTTACCCTGGGTTCAAAATTTGTTATAGTATTTTCTATAGCACTTTTTAGTGATTGTGTTGTCAATGCATCAATAGGTTCAAACAGCAATCTTTTAACATTCGAACCTAATTCGGGCTGAAATGGTCTTTCATAATTATTAGTCAACAACAAATAACGAACGGAACGAACAACTGCCATCTCATCAAAACTCAAAGCGATATCATTTTTACCAGGCGTTCTGGTAAAAGAGAAATCAATGTCTGAATATATTCTTTTTAATGTTGGTGCTGGCATTTTATTATTTATAGTAGGAGTAAAATGACTTTTTGAAAACCAATAGTGCGTAGAAAAAAATTTAGCGGCCGGACAAGGATTTTCGAATTTTTAGGAATTCAATCTTTCTAACAATTTTTCTGAACCGATATAGTTCAGTATTAAATTGTTTTGTGTTTGCCCCATTGAATTTAATTCTCTCAATGTGCTATATTCTGATACCAATGTTCTGCTGTTTGCATAGAAACTTTTGTCTTCAGTCATGGTTGTGTAAACAAAAGTGTTCATTGCATTTATATTGCTTGTGATATTTGTTATTTGAGTTGGTGATAAATTGCTGGAAGTTGTTTCACCTGAAACTTCAATACTGTTTTGTATGAGTATTTTATCATTTGCTATAGTTTGACTATATTGTGAAACAGTGTTGTATTTCAAGATGGATCCGAAACTTCCAATTAAAACAGAGTTGTTTGTGACACCATCACTTTGATAGAGAAGGTATGTTAATATTTTTCCAAGAGAAATTGCTGTTTTATAGTGAGGTAACTCTTCATCAACGCTTGGATCTAAAACATTCGACATTCTATCGGTATGTAAAGAAAAATCAATTAAATTATTACTTGTAATTACATTATTTGCAGCAGTATAAATTGTTGATAACTCAGAAACACCTGTACACAATGTTTCAATACTTAAAATATTGTCTTTTAAATTTACAATATGAGTATTTGCTGGATTTATGAAATATGCAGAAGAATTATTATTCGCCATGTCCTGCATTTGCCAAGCATTAAGCAATTGTGGCATCGAATTCAATCTATTGATCGTTGTATTCGAGTATTCAACAACTTCATCATCAAGTGATGAAGGAAAACCTAATCTGTCAAAAATATTGTATGTCATGATCACACCATTTCACTTGTCGGCACACCTGTCATACCGCGAGGTGCAGGGTGAATGTGGAAATCGAAAATTGTAGTATTGATTTCATCATGCATAAGAACAGCATTCATGGTGCCGAATTGTGTTAGTGGCGAATTCATGACTGTTCCCGCATTGATGAAACCTAGTGAAGTTACGCCAACACCTGCTGATATGAGACCGGAGCAAATAATTTGTTGTGGCACTGCTACTGGTACACCGATTGAGAGTCCGCCTTCCAGGGAAACAAATCCAAGTTTACCTGCGCTAACACCTTCAAGAGCATCAATTCTACCTTGTGATGTGATTTTCTTCGCTGTGACTTCACCGTCAACGTTGAAATCGCCGTTGAAAAATATGCAATCACCAACTGAAAGAGATAATGCACCAGTGAGTGTTGCACCAATTCTTATGTCCATATCACTTTTTGAAGTGATATTTGTCGTGCCTTCCACAGTTTGAATTAAGTTCTTTTTTACTCTTAATTCATAATTACCATCTATTTGCTCGATTTTATCGCCTTTTATGTGTATGTTCGCATCACCCATTACTTCAATATTGCACTTACCTTGAATCAAAACATTTTTGTCTTTGATTGTGATTTCATAGCCGTCGCCGAAAACTTTATGAACTTCATCTCCGTTCGGATGCATTTCAATGAAAGTTCCAGTTCTATGCGTGAGTCTGATTCTTTCCCTTTTCGGTGTGTCATCCAACTCAAAAGAATGACCTGATTCAGTAATTGTTGCATTATTATATGGATGTATTGGTTGATACTCAGTGTTTGCTGCTGACTGAGGTTCTACCCAACCTGAAAAGAAATCTGGTTTTGTTGTCATGGTGATGAATTATTTGCTATGTTATACGATTCTACATTGTATTGTGAAATTACAACATTCGTATTAGGGTATACTTGTTGATAATATAAAAGTAGTTCTTCTGTATTTGCATTTTCCGGTGATGTTATATATGTTATGATATTGTTAGGCAAAACAATCTCTGTATTTTGCGTAACCAAATTTGCACTGTCTTGAATTTCATTTACAGTTTGTTCTGTGCTTGATGCTAAATCTTCAAAAACTTCTGTGAGCGGACCTGCAAGAGTTTCTGGTATTGATCTGATAGAGCCTACAGCACTATTTACTGCACCTAAGAAAGTTGATAAGCAATCTCTCAAAATTGCAATAATTCTTTCTGGTAATGTTCTTATATAATCAATGATTTGTCTTAACTGTCTAACAAGTTCAATTACAAGAGCAGCCATTTCTACGTATTCTGCAATCTTTTTTGCATAATAATTTACTTTACGTATAATATCTTGGATTACAGAAAAAGCACGAGAAATTTGACCGCTGGGATCCAAATTCAAAGTTGCAATAATACCTTTTTTGACTAATCTGAAACCTTCAATAATTTTGTTTAAAATTGATCGAATAATTAATGCAGCTTTATTTTTACCGCTTGCAATTGCGTTCTTGATGATTGTGATTGGATTTTCAAATGCGTCTAAACCCAAATCGCCAAAGTTGATTAAAAACTTGAAATCGCAAGCGTGTACAGTTTGTTCATTTGCAATCGTGATCGTAGTTCCCGCTACACTGTAAGTTGTAGTTGGTATTGTTGGAAAACCAATTCTATTTACAAGCATTGCAGGTGCAGTAATTTTTTCAATTACCGTTGTTGAACCATCAATGATTTTGGAAACTAAAACGTCTGCTGCTGTGGCATTGGGTATTGGTTTTGGTATATCAGATTTTGGTACTGGGTTTCGATAATACTTGGCTTCGGGACTAAATCCAATACCTTCTTTCGGTTCTTGTTGCGGCACACCGGGCATTGAGCCCATAATCATTGGAACTTGCGAATTTGATCCGTCTGCGAAAAACCCGCAAACGTAATCACCTTCTTTAAAATAGGATGACGTTTTTGTTCCCCCACTAGTAATAGGATAAACAGATTGTGCCCATGGTAAATCTGCTGTCGGGATTAAATTTAAATCTTCTGTATGAATGCCAAAAATTCGGACTTTCGATCTACCCATATTCAATGGATCCAAAACATCTTCGACAACACCAATCCACCAGTAAAAACCGTCTTGCCCCATTCTATTTTGAAAATCTTGTTGTGCGTTCATTTATTACCTTTTTTCGCTATAGCAAATTCTGGGTTAGTTTCAGAAGAAGGGAATTCTTTTGAAAAACTTTCTTTTGCTATTTCAATTACAGTTTCGTATCTAAATTTAGTATCAATAATATGTCTGACACTTGTAATTAAGTATTTACCAGAACTATACGGATTGATAAATTCTTTATTTTCTCTATAATTACCACTGTCCGAAATGTTAGATGGTAAATTCACCTTTATTATTTGTCCCACTGATAGTTGTGGATCACCAGTCAAATTCAATCTGATTCTGGAATATGTAGACAGTGCGATTTGTGCTGTTCTGAAAGGCACAAAAATCTCAGCCATAATATCGTTTGAAACTTCTGAAGACTTATCTTTTATGTATTTTGCGAATTTTTGCCTGTAATTAGAATTTACAGTTTTATAAACAGAATCATAATTTTCGTATGGGTATTTTCCAAGTCTATTTTTAATAGCACCAATAACAGGAGCTTTGTTCAACTTATTGGTCGAATTAAAATATTTGTTATAATCAAATTTTATGTCTCTAAATTCCCTTGTTAAAGGATCAATTACAAGAACCCTATTAGCAAATGCTCCAGTTACAACACCGTAAAGTGAATCAAAAGTGTCTAAAAATTTATAAGACTTAATAGTATAAAATGATCTATTCAACTCCGTTGTGTCGTTTAATCTTCCTGCGTTATTTGGATTGAATACATACTCTGAATATATTTTTTTGTCAAACAATTTCTGCAAAGAAACAAAGTTAAATCCATCTTGATTTTCAAAAAACAAATAATCTGCACCTTCTTTTCCAAGTGGTTGTGCTAGATTTATAAGCCAATTAATTGTTTCAAATGGTTTTTTGAAAGGAACAAGTATGTCATAAACACCATCAGATTCATCTACATTGATTCGTTTATCTGGTATTTTTAAGTAATTTTTGAGAACATCATTTATAATTTCACTGATTTTTTTCCCTCTATAAGACTTGCTTACTTTGGTTTGTTCCGACAGAAACAACTCTTCAGAACAGAAATGTATTGTATAAGTTTCTGTGCCTAAATTATCTAATGTTCTTTCGCTTACTCTGTAAATTCTAAAATAACGGAAAAATTGAACACTTGATTTATTTGATTTTCTGAAAACTAGTTTAATGAATTCGTTACCACAAAGACCAAGAGACTCGATTAGTGATATCGAGTCTTTCACTAATACATGACCGGATGTTGAACAATTGAAGATATCTTCATAATAAGAGATTTCAATCATCATTGCTTTTAAACTAACATTTTGAACAGGCGTAACAATCGTAATATCTTCGAGAGAATATTCATCAATTACAGTAGAATTTTTAAATGATTCTACAGGATCAGCCAGTTCTCTATATACAGAACTTGAAACATTTAATATGTCTAATTC